ATTTTTGTTCTTCAGTTGGGACGATGCGTAAACGTCCGTCGTTGAAGGCAGTTATCATTTCACGCAGAAATAGCTGGTAAGGTTTACCTACCACACGCTGCGTCTTCTTTTGAAAGATGCCCAGTTCCTTTGATGACATACGAATGCGTAGGTCACCGTCGAGAACTTCTTTATCTTCCGAAGCAGGTTTATTTGACATCGTGAAGTTTCCTCGTAGTTCATTGTGTCACCGTGGTAATCATAGTGAAACGGTGAGGGACGTGTCAACATAAAGTTTGACAAAGTTACACACAATCTGTAAATTTATTTTAAGAAGCAATGGTGCTTAAATGTTAAAGCGGCTTATCTGTGACCGTACATCATGGAAACAGCCTACTCTGACCAGGTTGCCGCAACTTTTTTGGTCAGAACTTAAATTAAGGTCAGAAGAATGAAGGAACAACTGTCCCTAAAAATCAGTAATAAGGAGTTCGTTGAAACTCTTTTCGGTGTTGATGCACCTTGGTGTCATGTCACAGATTTCCCTCATGACCCTAGTAACATTCCTAAAGACCAACACCTCATCGCATGGAAGGGTGACTACTTCTCACGTTATAGAATGTCACCAAACACTAACCAATATTTTACCATCAGCAACTTCTACTGTGACGAACAAGGGCAAGCCCGTCGTCGCAAGGCTCTATTCAGACATACACCAGTGATTGTACTGGATGATGTAAAAGAGAAACTGTCGATGACTGAGGTGAGCAAGCTACCACAACCCGCATGGATACTTGAATCGTCAGCAGGTTCTGAGCAATGGGGTTACATCCTCAATGAACCGTGTGCTGATCGTGGTCGTGTTGAGAACCTACTTGATGGGTTGGTGGCAAATGGTCTTGCACCAGACGGTCGTGACCCCGGCATGAAGGGTGTGACTCGATACGTCCGACTACCTGAAGGTATCAACAACAAAGCAAGTAAGATGGTGAACGGTCAACCGTTCCAGTGTCGCATATTACTGTGGCAACCATTCAACCATGTAACCCTTGAACAGCTTGCTGCACCGTTCTCTGTTGACCTTGACGCAGTGCGACGTGAACAGCGTGTTGACGGTGCTGCTGAAATCTCTGACCATCCCTTGATCAACATTCCTGAAACTGTCCACATCAAAGAAGTTCGCAGTGACGGACGCTTCGACATCACATGTCCGTGGGTACATGAGCACACTGGTCAAGACGATTCAGGATCTGCTGTGTTCACTAATGCTGATGGCACGATGGGGTTCAAATGTCACCATGGTGCTTGTCAGGGTCGTACTGGTGCTGATCTGCTTCAATACGTTGAGAATCAATCACCTGGGTTCAACTCTAAACTGAAGAGTTGGCAGGTGATGCGTGAGCTGGATGTTGTCGCTGAACCTGTGTCATTTATGGCGGCTGCACCGGTCACACCAGCACCCGTTGCACAACCTGAAGTCAGCTTTATGACCCCAACTGCTGCACCACAGCCACCAGCACCAGTTGAGACTGTGACCCCTGATGCACTTCAGCTTCTTTGTGACAACCTTCGTCGTCAGCTACCAGGTACAACTGAACAACGTGAAATGGCATCAAAGGTTCTGAAGTTCACCGATGACATGCCGAAGATTGATCAGAAGCACTGGCACGAGATGGTGATTGATATCATGCGATGGTCGAAGGCTGACTTCAAAGACATCATCACAGATTTGCGTAAGAGTTGGTACTGTGAGAAAGTCAGTGCTGCTGAGTTCTATGACAACGTGGTGTTCGTTAAAGAACTCAACCAATTCTATGACTGGAAGTCACGTATATTCTTTAGCACTGAAGCATTCCAAAATTCATTCAGCCACGAAGACGCAGACGCACGTAAGATTGCACTGCAAGAAGGTCGTGTGCAGAAGGTTGACCGTCTGGACTACGCACCGAAACAACCACGCATCTTCATCGAGAACGGTTGTCGCTATGCTAATACGTGGAGTGACAGCACACAGTCGTTTGGTGAACCAGGTGATGCTAGTCGATGGACTATGCACTTCGGTGCACTCGGTTGGGATGAACATCGTGACCACATTGAAAAGTGGATGGCGTTCACTCTTCGTCACCCTGACCAGAAAATCAACCACATGCTACTGCTCGGTTCTGGTGAAGGTTGTGGTAAAGACTTCTTACTGTACCCACTGATCAAAGCGATGGGTGAAAACAACGATGTCATCAGTGGTGAAGAGTTGCTGGAAGGATTCAACGACTACGTGCTATCAACCAAGTACCTGCACATCAATGAAACAGAACTCGGTGATCGTCGTGAAGCAATGGCTGTCAGTAACAAGCTCAAACCACTGGCTGCTGCGCCACCGGAAACGCTGTCTGTGAACCAGAAAGGTATCAAGCGCATCAAAGTTCGCAACATCCTGAACGCCACCATGACCACTAACTCATTGATGCCGTTGCGCTTGAACGGTCCATCACGACGCTTCTATGCAATATGGTCAGACCTAAACCCACGTGACAAGCACGACAACATGAAGCGTGAATGGCTTGACTACTGGGAAGACCGTTGGAAATGGATGAAGTCAGGTGGTTGGAAGGCTGTCGTGCACCATCTGATGCACGTTGACCTGAGCAGCTTCAACCCTAACGAAACACCACCGATGACTGAGTTCTTGCGTGAAATCAAGGAGTCATCGAAGTCACCAATGCAGCAGACTCTAGAAGCATTTATCAACAAGAAACATGGTGCATTCCGTTGTGACATCCTGACCACAAATGATATGGGTGAGACTTTACGAGCTGGCGCAATGACACCAGCTGACATGATGACCGATCCGAAGTTCTTCACGGACAAGAAGATTGGAATGCTATTGAAAGAGATTGGGAGCTACCAACAGATCCGCACCAGTGATGCACGTCTGTGGATAGTTCGTAATGAAGAGAACTATGCTGCTATGTCATCGACTGAGTTGTATCGTGAGTACGAGCGTCAGATACGTGAAGCACGTGGTGAGCAACAGCTAACCGTGGTGAAGTGATGACTTAGGTTGTCGTGAAATCTAGTTGAACGTGTAACAATGTCCCATTATACTGAAGCCAGTAGCAATCGTGTTACTGGCTTATTTATTTGAGGTGACTATGAACAGTAAGCAAGAAGAAAAGGTTGAAATCACGCAGAAGCTGGTTGATCAGACGTTCATCGAAATGTCTGAACTGTGGCTGGACAAGTTTGAAGAAAGCGGTCACAAGCTCGTTGCATCCTTTGTCGCAGAAAACAAAGACGGATGGGCTGTGCAGTTCCTAGCTGAATATCAAATGGCAAAGGAACATGTCGAAAGTTTGGGACTGATCATGCCGGTTCTGGTCGAAGGTATTACAATTAAACTATCTCAAGAAAGTTGATAAATTGACTGTGGAAGAGGTGTCAGGATGTTAATCGAATCAGTGAATCTGGGTGAAGCTCTTCGTGAGGCGTTCACCAAGTCTGCAACAGTGAAGCGTTGTATACGTGTAAAGGGAGTGTGGCAATTATGGATCTGAAACATCCACTTGAGCAGATAACTAAAAAATAACGATTGAAAGCCCGTACTACCCGAAAAAGGGCTTTTATTTTATCTTGACTGTGGCACAATCGATTCAAATCTAACCAAGAAACCGCCCGAAGGCGGTCTGTAATCGACATGGCAACGTGTTACTTAGAGTCGGTGTAACGGGTCAGCACAGTCAAACCACCCTTCTCGTGGCTTATTTATCTTTTCAATAGCTTGTTCAGACATTTTAGTTTACCTCATTTGAGTTTAGTGTGAACGGGATGTACGCAGCGCGGCGGCCATCCCGTTCGTATTGATTGTTACACTTTAATCAACCAGAAGTTTTCACAATTTCTTTTGTTTTGTAATTAAGTTCATCGTCACACTTAACAAACTTACCATCGACAAGCTTGTAATAAGTGTCTGGTTCAATATCGACACCTGCTTTAGCAGTCTTGACGTCGATAATGTCATGGCTGTCATTACGCTCAACGATAACCACCCATGAACCCTCTGACGCTTTTGCTTTTGAGTCGCGCCCCGTCACAATTGCTAATGATCCTTCACCTTCAACTGATGCCTCCGACTGGTAACCGATGCTTAATGCAGCCGAACGGCGACCAGTGTTAGATGCTGTGGAACCATCACCAGTATTTAATGCAGCAGAAAGGCGACCTGTGTTCGATGCGACCGACTGGTCACCAGTGT